AAGGGGCAGCTCTTCAGCAATCACTTGGAGGAATCGAAACCCTTTTCAAGGGTTCAGCTGATAAGGTCAAAGCCTATGCAAATGAGGCTTATCGCACTACCGGACTGTCCGCTAATGCTTACATGGAAAATGTAACTGGCTTCTCTGCTAGTCTCTTGCAGTCTTTGGGTGGAGATACCGAAAAAGCTGCAGATGTGGCTAATATGGCCATGGTTGATATGTCTGATAATGCCAACAAAATGGGCACATCTATGGATCGTATTCAGGATGCCTATCAAGGTTTTGCTAAGCAAAACTATACGATGCTGGATAACTTAAAACTTGGTTATGGTGGTACAAAAACCGAGATGGAGCGACTGCTTGCGGACGCTGAAAAACTGACAGGTGTTAAGTATGACATTAACAACTTGTCCGATGTTTATCAAGCTATTCATGCTATTCAAGAAAATCTGGATATTACAGGCACGACAGCAAAAGAAGCAGCTTCTACTTTCAGCGGGTCTTTTTCTGCTATGAAAGCTGCTGCTCAAAATGTTCTGGGTAAATTATCCTTAGGCGAAAGCATTGGTCCCTCTCTAAGAGCTTTGTATGACACAACAAAGGTATTCTTTTTTAACAATTTCATCCCGATGATTGGAAATATTTTAAAAGGAATACCTCAGATTATTGGTTTTGCTTTAGAAGAAGCTTTAGGAGCGATTTTTGGAGATAGTATAGCTCAAGCGGTGATGGAAGAAGTTTATGACTTAGCTGTGAAAATAGGTGGAGTTTTTAGTACGTTTTACGACATGATTTTTGGGTCAATGGGGAAAAAGAAAAATATTGACTTTTTAAAAATGATTGGCTTTGATGAAACGACAGCGACACAAATTGTCAATATCGCTGAGAACATCCGTATAACCTTTGAAAATATCGGAGCGACTATCGGTAATATTGCTGGTATTGTCGGAAGTTTTGTTAGGGATTTATTAGGTATTGCTGGTAGCGAAAAAAGCGTAAATAGTGTTGGTGCAGCGTTTGAATCTGTAACAGGATTTATTCGTGCAGCATCGGAAAAAATTAAAGAATTTACTAGCTTTTTAAAAAATAGCCCTGTGGCTTTAGATGCACTAAAAGCCGCAGTCGTTGGAATAACAACGGCTTTGACAGCTTACAAGGTTGTTACTAGCGTTATTAAAGGAATTGAAGCAGCAAGAAATGGTATTTTAGCAATACAAAATGCTTATACACTTGCTCAATTTGTACGCACAGGAGCACTAACTTCAGCAACAGCTGCGAATGCCACAGCAACCATGGGAGCTAGTGGAGCTTTTAAAATATTTAATGCTGTCTTATCCGCAAATCCAATTGGACTTGTGGTAACAGCTATTGCAGCGCTCGTAGCTGGATTAGTTTGGTTCTTCACTCAAACTAAAACTGGACGCAAAATTTGGGCAGCTTTTGTTGAGTGGATAAAGCAAGCTTGGCAAGGAATTGCCGACTTTTTTGTTGGTCTTTGGTCTGGTATTACGCAAGGAGCCAGTAATGTATGGAACGGTGTAACGGCTATTTGGAACGCAGCTGTTGAGACTATCAAGAATATTTGGAATGGCATTGTTGACTTCTTTACAAATTTGTGGAATGGTATTCAAACCGCTGCAATCACAGCATGGACAGTTGTCACACAAACAATCATGGCAATCGTCCAGCCTTTCGTTGACGGCTTTATGAATATTTGGAATGGTATGAAAGACGGCCTTACTCAAATGTGGGAAGGTGTAAAAATGGTCTTTCAAGGTGCTTGGGAATTTATCAAGTCAATTGTTCTGGGTGCAGTCTTAGTGATCATTGATTTAGTGACCGGAAACTTTACTCAACTACAAGCAGATTTAGGGCTTATCTGGGATGGTATTAAAAATGCGGTTAGTCTTGTTTGGGAAGGTATTAAAACCTATTTTATAGGCGTAGTAACTGCCATTATTGGCTATGGTATAGCTATGTTTGAAAACTTGTCAAATGCTCTGTCTTCTATTTGGGAATTTATCAAGAGTGTAGCTTCTTCTGCTTGGACGTGGATTAAAACTACGGTTACAAACTTAATCAACAGTTTAGTTCAGGGAGCACAAAACACATGGAATAATTTCATGAACTTCTTATCTAGCCTGTGGAATACAATTACATCTACAGCAGTTGGAGCTTGGAATGGTTTAAAAGCGTCTATCCAAGGTATCATCAATGGGATTGTCCAAGGGGCACAAAATGCTTGGAATAGCATGGTTCAAAGCGTCTCTAACTTGGTTTCTCAAGTAACGGGTATTTTTAACGGATTGCGAAATATCAATCTGTGGGATGCTGGTAGAGCTATTTTAGACGGCTTTCTCGGCGGTTTAAAATCGGCTTGGCAAGGTGTAACGGATTTTGTTGGCGGAATAGCTGGTTGGATTCGTGATCATAAAGGGCCGATTGAGTATGATAAACGTCTCTTGATTCCAGCTGGGAAAGCTATCATGAACGGTTTGAATGAAGGACTTAAGAATCAATTCAAGAGTGTCCAATCGACGATCAGCGGCATGGCTGGTGATATTTATGATAGCTTTGGAACAGTAACATTTGATACTAACTTTTCTGACATTGATAAGGCAAGCTCTCAACTAACTTTATCAAATAATCGACTGGCTTCTCAATTAAATACAGATTCTGGTCAAGATTATGATTACAAAGACGTAATGGATATTCTAGCTAAATTGGCTAATCGACCTACTGTAGTATCGGTTCAAACCGACAAGCAAGAAATTGCTAAAATCTACGCTGAACCAGTTGCAGAGGAACAAGCAAAACGACAAGCGATTCTAAACGCTGTCGACGGATTGGGGTGGTAAATTGGTAAAAGTAACTTTTAATGGTGTAGAGCTGACAAAATGGATTACTGTTTTAGATGGCTTTACGCTTCTTGACGGCGCAGACTATGAGCCAATATTCCAAGATTACGAAGCGATAGACGGTTCTGAATATGTTTACTCTCGCAAAAAAAGTAAAAAGATTCCAGTACCTTTTTATGTTAAGTATGAGTCTATGGACAATCATGACGACCTGCAGAAGGTTCTCAACGTAAGTGAACCCAAAGAATTAACATTTAGTATTGCGCCGGATCGCGTTTTCTATGCTATTCCAACAGGAAATTTGGACTTTAAAGAAATCAAATTAAATGGCAAAGGTACCATTACTTTTGTTATTTCGGACGGTCTAGCACACGCTAAGAATCCGAAGTATTTTGAGTTTAAGAAGAATGCGCAAGGTGTGCTAGAGGCTGAAATTATAAATAATGGTAGCGCAGAGATTCCGGTCAACTACCGAATCAAGCTCAAGCACGAATCGGGTTACATCGGCATCGTCAGCCAGTATGGTGCTATGCAGTTTGGAAAAATCGAGGAAGCAGATTTAGTTGAAGAAAAGAAGAATGTCTTATTGTCCGGGAATGGAAAAGGTGATTTTAAAAATTGGATAGACGGAACAGTTTTTTATGAAAACCAGAACAAAAAAGTTGTCACAAAAATGGCAGCTGATTCTAATCTCGGTGGACGATTAGGGGTTCTTCCGGCCAATTTCACGAATATGGCTAACGGATCATGGTTTGGAGCAGTCAAAGAGTTAAAACTTTCTCAACAAGCAAAAGACTGGTATATCTGGGCTCGTGCTTGGTTTGAGACTGGCTATGTTAGTCAGACGGGGGCATGGTGTTTGTCAGTTGTAGATAGTGATAATCACTTTATCGCTGGAATGGCGATTGAAAAAAGTGAGCGTGCACGCAATAAAGCACTTGTCGTTTTTCTTATGGGAGACGGAGCCGGTGGGAGTCGAGTTGTAAAATCTATCGAGTTCACGCCGAGCCTTTGGGTCAAAGATAACCCTTATAGTTTAGAGGGGAAAGACCAAAACAGAAATATGTTCGATTTGCGAAAAGAAGGAGATAAGATCACCTATTTCTGGTATGGTGGTTATCATTCCTTTTTTGAATCGAAAATCAAGGATAAACAAGCTGCTAAAGTGCAGTTCTTTGTCGGACAGTATAAAGGGCGAAACTCGACTATCAACGAATTGGTAACACATCATTATTTAAATGATTTTGCCATTTATAAATTAAACGTGCCATACTGGCGTGACGTACCGAATCGCTATCCGACGGGAGCAGAACTTTTTATCGATTCAACAGGAGAAGTAAACCCAGAAGAAAAAGGGCGATTGTATGTCAATAACTTGTTAGCTCCTGACGATGAGATTTTGGGAACAGACTATTTTAAAGTTCCGCCCGGTAAAACAAAAGTACAACTGCTTGTGTCAAGTTTTGCTGAAGTAGAGAGCGCACGAGCTGAAATTGAGGAGGCTTGGATTTGAGTAAGAGAAATGTACGAATCGCAATTAGAGATACGACCGACACGCACGTTGTCGGTTTTTTTGACAATAAAAGCGGCATTAAATACAATGCTGCTAACTTAACACAGTTTTTAAAGGGTTCTTGTAGCGTTCTAGTCTTGGCCTACTACTCTAAGAAAATGGTAGCTCAAAGCGGGCAAAAGCTGGCTTTTCGGTTCAAAGATAAGGATTTTTGGCTGAATATTAACAGCGTCAAGAAAACGGGCTATAAGATTGAGCTAACGGCTTATTCATTGAGCTTGGAAGCCAAC